GCAAGACAAACTAAGAGAGGTGAGAATTCAAAATGGATAGTTACATTGCCCATCATGGGATCATCGGAATGAAATGGGGCGTACGACGTTACCAGAATAAAGATGGGACCCTGACAAACGCCGGGAAGAAGCGGTATTCAACAGATGATGCCGGGGCTGATTCTCAGAATTCCAGTACCGGTAAGAAAACGGACACATCCAGCAAAAGTGTTAGTGAGATGAGTGACGAAGAACTTCGCGCCAGACTCAATCGTATTAACATGGAAGATCAGTACAATGCGGCCATGGCAAAGCGCAATCCTCAAAAGGATCAGCGCGTTAATAAGCTCGTGAATGATCTTGCTGAGCAGGCCGTCCGTAATTTTGCACAGAAAGGCATCGAGAAACTTGTTAAGAAAGTATTCGATGAAAAAGAAGTCGACAAGATTACCAAGTACGATACCGAAGATTTAAGTAATGTTGGGGACAAAGCACTGGCAGCTATGCTTAAACGTGCTTCGACAGAGAATGCGCTGAGAAAGCTTCAGAATTCTTGAGGTGTTAAGCAATGTCTCTATCCAACACTGCAACTCCGATTTATTACGGTCAGTTTCGAGATGCTGTTCTGCGCGGCGAGATTCCCGTATGTCGTGAAGTCGCGATGGAGATGAACCGCATTGACGATCTGATTGCAAATCCTGGAGTTTATTACGACGATGAAGCAGTAGAAGGCTGGGTGAAATACTGTGAGAGTGAATTAACCCTGACCGACGGCTCTGATATGAACCTGCTAGACTCATTTAAGCTATGGGGCGAGCAGATCTTCGGCTGGTATTACTTCATTGAACGTAGTGTATATGTTCCCAATCCAGACGGGCACGGCGGTCACTATGAACGAAAGGTTATTAAGAAACGACTTGTAAATAAGCAGTATCTGATTGTTGGACGAGGCGCAGCAAAATCCGTCTATGATTCTTGTCTGCAATCATTCTTCCAGAATGTTGATACCAGTACAACCCATCAGATCACAACTGCCCCGACTATGAAGCTCGCGGAAGAGGTAATGTCTCCACTTCGGACTGCCATTACCAGAAGCCGCGGACCTTTGTTTAAGTTTTTGACATTTGGCTCGTTGCAGAATACAACTGGCAACCGCGCTGACCGTGTCAAACTAGCTTCCACAAAGAAGGGCATCGAAAACTTCCTGACAGGCTCGCTCATCGAGGTTCGACCAATGAGCATCAATAAGCTTCAGGGCCTCCGTTGTAAGGTGGCAACAGTTGACGAATGGCTTTCCGGCGATATTCGTGAGGATGTCATTGGCGCAATTGAGCAGGGTGCCTCCAAAGTGGATGACTATTTGATCGTTGCTACCAGCTCAGAAGGTACTGTGCGTAATGGAGCCGGTGATACGATCAAAATGGAGCTCATGAATATTCTAAAGGGCGATTATCCGAATCCCCACGTTTCTATCTGGTGGTATCGACTGGATTCCATTGACGAAGTTGGAAATCCCGATATGTGGCTGAAGTGTAATCCGAATATCGGTAAAACTGTGAGCTATGAAACATATCAGCTGGATGTAGAACGCGCTGAAAAAGCACCTGCTGCTCGGAATGATATTCTGGCTAAACGATTCGGTATCCCGATGGAGGGCTACACCTATTACTTTGCATATGAAGAGACACTTCCACATAAGCCTCATTCTTTCTGGCAGATGCCATGTGCCTTGGGTGCAGACCTTTCTAGAGGTGATGACTTCTGTGCCTTCACTTTCTTATTCCCATTGCACGGAGAGACCTTCGGTGTAAAAACACGATGCTACATCACTGATGTGACACTTTCGAAGCTCCCTCTGGCTATGCGCAACAAGTATGAGGATTTCATGAAAGAAGGAAGTCTGATCGTATTGGAAGGCAGCGTCCTCGATTTGGACGTTGTCTATGATGATTTGGATGAACACATTATCCAGACTGGATATGATGTGCGCTGCTTTGGCTATGACCCGTACAATGCACAAGGCTTTGTCGAGCGTTGGACACGTGAGAACGGTCCATTTGGCATTGAAAAGGTTATTCAGGGTGCAAAGACAGAGTCTGTTCCGTTGGGAGAGCTAAAGACACTTGCCGAACAGCGCAGTCTGATCTTTGA